CATTTTGCTCAACTGTTCGTTGTCCATTTTTAAAGTGTCGTGTTCATCAAGAAGCCGCAGAACGAGTCTTGGTATCTCTCTGTCGGCGTGCCACACCTCGGCCCACTTCCTAAGGAGTGCTAATTCTGCTTCTGTGAGTTTGGGGGCTGGATTGCACATTACTCACCTGTACAGGTAGGGGGGTCCAAAATGGACCCCCCTCAGTATCTACCCCGATACGGCCTATTGCGGCGGTTGGCTTCCTTGATCTCGTCCACTTCTTCGGTCTCCTTGCACACCGGTCGCGCGCCGCCTCCGTGTGTGCAGACGGTATGTGCCCAGATGGTCCGGAGACATACCGGGCACTGGGCGAGCAGGTTATCGAGTTGCGGACTGGGTTCCGCTGCATGGTCAGGCGACATTACACGTAGTCCTCTCTGCCAATGGTCGGCTTGTAGGTCCGGCTCTGCCCTCCACCCACATCGTTCCGGTCGTGCATGAAGTGGCTTTTCAACACCGCCCGACGTTGTGCCGGATCGGTGAAGATCGCACAGCCGGTCTTGGGATCGAAGTCGCAAGGCGTGCCCATCTTGGTCGCGTGTGCCCGGGCTTCCTCGACTTGCTCCGGGTGGACGCCGAAGCCGTCGGATAAGATCGGCCACGCCGCGCAACTGGTCGCCGGTAGCATCCCCACGCCGACCGAGTCATTGGCGCCGGGCTTGTTGCCGGGAAGAGTCTCTTCCCACTCTTCCCGGCTCACCTCGACGCCGTCGATGAGGTAGGCTTCCACCACTTCCACGAGTTCGTAGGTTGATTCGTCCAGCTTGCGGCGGGTTCGCGTGGTGTGAGTCATGGTGAGAGTCTACCCCATCTCCCAGAGTTCTTCCAGCCTGCCGCCAGCGGCGACCCAGGCTTCGTAGATCGCGATGTTGGCCTCAATGTGGGGCGCGCTTCGTACGTTATAACGTTCGCGTCTTCGGAGTGCTGCCAGCCGCCGCCTTTCGGTCTTGCAATCGCCGCACAGACCAAAGCGGTCGCTTTCGAGTGGTTTGCGGCATCCGGGCTCGCCGCATAAGCCGCGCGTCGAGGTGGGCATGTTATTGCCCCTTCCGCGTCTTGTTACGGATTCGCTCGATCCCCGGTGCTTTCTTCTTGTCCTCGTTGCCGATGTTCCAGAGGACTCGGATGATTTGCTCGGCGCGACTGAGCCTTTGCTCGTGATTGAGGTGCGGCTCAGTCGATTCCAGTTGCTTGGCGAGTTGGGTTCTCTTTCGGAGCCATCGGTCGCCGCCAGGCAGGAACCTTGGATTTCGCTTGGGCATATGGACTCCCGGTTGAGCGTCCTGCGAATTCACAACCCTCCTGGGCTGTCTTCCTACGTTACTTCCGCTGTCAAGGTTTAGATGGCAGCTACTCGCTGCTGCACAGTTCGGCTTGAACACCCACCCCCTACCCCCTCCCTCTTTCGGGACAGGCTCCAGCGAGTTCAACCTGGGCTTCAGGCCGCAGCCTACGTATCCGCCGGTGAGCGGGCCAGGTTGAGCGGATTCCTTCACGGTTCCTTGCTGTGCGTTCGGCGTAGGGAGTTAGTACCGAGTTGCCGAAAATAACTCTGTTGGGGCTTGAAGGTCAGATGTGCTACTGACAGAATGGCTTTTAACAGCGAGCCGTTCCGTCAGGAACACAACGACGAACCCGCGATCTAAAAAGTCGCGGGTTTGTTGTTTAAGCAGCGTTGTCTATGGCCCAGAGGCCGTCGTTTTTAGCATCGCATTCCCGGCAGTTCTCTAAATTCGGATGGGCGATTCGGCCATTTCGTGGTGCTGGCGGCAGTTTGACCACCGATTGTCTCCGCTTGCCGCAAAGTGGTCTGCCGCCGACGTAACAGCAACAAATGTTGGTCCCCACGATTTGATACCAGCCGACTTTCGCTGCACTCATGCGACACCATTCATGCTTGGTTTCCGGCTTGCATTGTTGCCGCCGGGGTTCTGGCCCATCGCCGCCATTCGCATGGCGTTGTTTGTTCCGGTCTCTGTTCTACCCGAAACATTCTCCCGCGTATAGGTCCTGTTCGTATTTGCCGGTTTTTGCGACGACGGCATCTCCGTCGTCGATTTACCCGGTTCGCCCGTCGTTTGCGGGGGTTCGGCGATCGAAATAATATCCGCCAGTTCGGGAAGATTCTGGTACTTGGCGATGTGCTCCAGGAACGCGTTGATGTCGAAGTAGATGCCCTGCTGCTGGAGCAAGGGCTGCATCGGCACGATCACCTGCGTCACCGCCTGCATGATCATCGCGAGCTTGGTCTGCGGCGTGGCGTGCTGGAGGCTGTAGGGGTCGATCGAGATGTCCAGCTCCTCGAACCACGCCTCGCGGGCCATCGGATGCGGCAAGCCGTTGGGCAACGTATGGCCCCGCGGATAGACCTTTCGCTGGATGGCCGCGTCAGGAAGACCGGGGAGCTTCTTGGTGACGGTCATGGTGCCGGTCGGGTGATACCACCAGAACCACATGAGGGCCTGAAGCACGTCCTGGGTGAAGGTCACCACCGTTTCCTGCATGTCGGAGACGCCAGCCGCCGAGTTCTGGTTGAGCATCTGGTCTTGAGAGGCGGTCTTCGCTTGCGGACTCAAACCGCCCATGATGTCGAGGTTCCCGGCCGCCCAACTAAACCACTCCTTCAAAGCGATCATGAACTGGGTGATGGCGGGCGACGGGCCGTTGAACTGCGTCTGAGCGATGTTCTCTGGGTTATCGACCCGGATGATGTCCATGTCGTCGGCTTTCATGATGCGGTTGCCGTCCTCGTCGGCGCCGCCCTGGACAAAGCACACCTGCTTGTACGCCGCCGCCTCACGCATGAGCTTCCGGAGGTTCTCGTTGGTCGCCTCGTGGAGATCGACCAGGGCGATCGCCGGCCCGACGGGCAGCGGGTTATCCGGCACCATGTCGAGTTGGAGGTAGTGGTAAGGACCGCCCGGTGGTCCGACCCAGTCCTGCACCCGCAAAGGCTTGGCGGTGTTGAAACCTTCCTGACCGAGAACGCCATCCGAATCCGGATCGGCGAGCGTCACGATCAACCGCTGGTCGGGTATCCAGAATTCCCACAGGTCCACCATCTTGCGGTACTCTTCCGAGTCGCTCCCGGCGATCGTGGTGCGGACAAGCACGTTCAAACGCTCGTCGCCTTCGCGGTTGAAGAGCGGATCGGTGGACTCGGTGAGACTCATTCGCTGCTTGCGATCGTAGAGAGTAGAGTCCCGCACGGAAGAGAGGGGTACTCGAAAACGGTGGCCGGCAAACTGGGCCTCATAGAGGTCTCGGGCGTGGATGTCGAAAGCGAAGTCATCAAAGGAGACACGTTCAACGAAAGGCTCGCCCACCTTAACGTTCCATCCGAATAGAGACTGATGGGCAGGGGCCGCCAGTGCCACTTTGACAATTGCAAGTCCAAAGAAAGCATCGAGCACCGTCCTTTGCATGGTGCGGGCGAACTTCATCTTGGGGATCTGGTGGTTGACCCAGGCTTCCATCGCCTGGACCGGGGCCTTGTTCTGCTGTGCGAAGGTCGAGCACATGACGCGGGGGTTGTGGGCGATCAACTTCCCGCCGACGATCTGGCAGTAGAGCCTGAGCAAGTTCAAGGGCACCTTCTGCCGCACCGCGTCGTCGGAGTAATGGCTACCGACGTATTGACGAACCGCTCGTGCCCGTTCCTCGCGGTAACGGCGAAGCACGAGCCGAGAGCGGGCCATGGCATTGAGCAGGCGGTCAAGGTCGATCTTCTCTGGCATTCGTGTTCTCCATCCTCCAGCCGCAGATGGCGTTTACGCAATACGCCTTACCGGCGAGAGGGACCCCACACTTCGGACAATCTTTTACGACGAGGTCAGGGAATCGCTCTCCCATCCTTTGAGATATGGCAGCAAAGGAAAAGTCCTCACAGCACCGCACTCCAGCGGTGATATTCTTCTGGAGCTTCACCTGGTCCCGCGGCACGATCCAGAACTCGCCGGTGGCGCGGACGAAGCACCCGAACATCGTCTTGTGCTGCTCCGAGTAGTCGTACAGGAAGAAGGCGTCCGCCGGTCCTTTCGGGGTGTCGAGCGGGATGGTGGGGTTCAACTGGAGGATCATGACGACTCCTTGCCGGAATACATCATGCCCTGATTGTTCTGGTGAAAGAACAGGTTCATCTGCGCTTCAGCCAGATCGATACGGTCTCTTTCGACCACGATCTTCTGCTTGATCACCTCGGACTCCGACACGCCGGTTCCAACGATCTTGTCGTCTCTCGCCAACAAGTCCAGGTCGTGATTGAGAATCGCCTGGCGCGATTTCACGATCTGTATGAGGAAATCTTCCATCGCTTACTCCTGGGAGGTTTCGAGCGAAAAGTCGCGTTTTCTCGGTGATTTCGAGGGGGGTCCAAAATGAGCCCCCCGACTCGGCCGCTTGAGCAATAACATCCGTATCTGATCCGCACATCCTGATTCGATCACGGTGAGCACCGCTTCGGCAACCGGAACCGAAGACAGAGCCTCGATCAGGTCATCGCGGCTTCGAGAGTTCAAAGCGTTGAATATCTTTACACGCAAACTCTGGTGGGACCGGTTCATGGACTCAACTCCACTCGCTCTGGTTCCTCAGTTGTTGCTCGTACTGCTGCCGCCGCCACTTGAGCGACATCACCGACGGCTCCTCCTTGGCTTCCTCGCGCTCGGAGATACCCATCTCCTTCACCATCTTCACCGCCAACGCATCGGCGATCACGATGTCGCCGTGGTTCTCGCCGGCGCCCGACGGGTCCATGCCCTTCACCTTCCGCCGGCCGTGCTCGATGGTCTTCTCGGTGATCTTGAAGTCCAGGGTCGAGAGCAACGCTTCCTCGGAGAAGTTCACCACCTGGTGAGACGCCAGGCAGCGGGCATAGGTCGAGAGCAAGAGCCGCCGGTTGGCCGCCGTCGGGTTCCATCCCGCATAACTCCTCGTCTGCCCCGACATCTTGAACTCGTCATGCCGCCAGTATACGTTGCGGCACCCCAGCTCCAGCACCTTTTTCCCGAAGGTCGAACCCGGCCCCTCGTTCTCCCAGCAGAGCTTGGCACCTTCCCCATCGGGCGACTTGAAGAGCCTACAGACCGCGACCACGAAGACCGCGAACTCGTTCGGTCCCACGAACGGGTCCTTCACCTCCAGCACCTTGTCGCCCGTATCCGCGTTGAAGATCGACAGGCAACTGGGCGTGGCCCCGGTCCCGTAACTCACATCGCAACCGGCGCCGAAACGACCGGTCTTCACCGCGCCGAGCCCCACGGGGTTCACCCACATCTTGACGCGGCCATTGGCCTTCTTCACGAGTGCCAGGGACTGGTCCGGTTTGCCGGTCTGGAGGTCGTACACGAGTTCCCCCTCCCAGACCGGCTCGCAGCAATGCTCCCTCACGAGTTGCCGGATGGTGGCGGGGTCGAAGAACTGGCTGGTCGCGCCCTTGGGGTTAATGTCGAGATCACGCGCAACAGCCCCCTGAATGCCCTGTCGTCTAACGCACTCAGCGTCATACCAAGGGCTACGAAGACCGGGCCTTGGGCCGCCGTTGGGCTTCCACTCGTAGACGAACTGGAAGTCGGTGGCGTACTCGTAGCCCTTGTCGTGGACGATGATCCGGTTCCCTTCCCTGTCGTACTCATAGAGCCCTTTCGATTTCCAGGGGTTATCCGACCAGTGCATCACGGTCTTCGCCGTCCTACGATCGGTCGCGACCTCGTAGAACATGGTATCGACGCCGGTGTGCGTGCCGCACATCAAGCGACAACTCGACACGTCAGCCGTTCTCGCCAACACCTCCCGCGCCTTGTCGATCTGGCTCATCTCGTCGATGAAGATCGCCATCTTCCGGCCGCCCACGAACGCCTTCGCGGTCGATGCCTCACCCGAGATCGTCGAACCGTTCTCCGGGTTCTTGAAGAACATGCCCTTACGGTGCTTTCGCCTGTCCCAGCCCTTTGGCATCAACCACCGCGGCAAGTGGTCGTGGATGAAGTCGAGCTTCCAGAAGAGGCTGTCCGGGTCGTCGAGCTTATCGACCGCGTCCTCGTCCCTCGAAATGACGCCCAGAGCCTTCATCGGGTGGAATAACCACAGCCAGTCGAGCACGATCAAGTGTTGCCAGGAGACGCCCTCTTCCCGGCTCTTTTCGGAGATGTGGTCCACCTGCCGGTCCACGGCCTTCAGAATCCCGTAGCAGTCGTGCCGGGTGGGATCGCCATAGGTGAAGGTCTTCTCTTGCAAGGGAAATGTGATGAAAGGCTCGACTTCGGTGTGCCCCACCCACGGCGAGAACGGGTTGAGATCGATCCCCGAGACGCACTTCGGGTTGTACTGCCACACGAAGCAGTTCACGAAGAAGAGCAGATCCTCGCCGCACATCGCCTTCAACTGCCGCTGTTTCGAGCGGAGCGGCTCCTCCCACTTCTTCTCGCGATAGTCGATGTTCTCGTCGAACTCGCGCGGCACGAACTGGTGATAGGGACCGGGGGAAAGCATCAGGAAGCCTTGAAACGGATGTGGTCGAGGAGTTGCCGGCCAATGTACTCGGTGTAGGCCGGCGGGATGGCGTTGGCGACTTCTTCTCGCGTCATCGGCCAGTCTATACCCATCGCCTCGGCACCCCGGGCCCGGCTGAAATTGTTTCCGGCAGCGCAGACGAAACCGGTTTCCCCTGTCGAGTACCCATCCCGGGAATTCGTCAGATTGCCTTTCGGGTGCATGGGATGCGACGGCGTCATCAAATGGAACGACGTTTCAAAGAATCGATGGCGCAAAACGCGAAGCCCAAACTGAAGGCCGCACAAAAAGGCCTGGGGCCCGGCTTTTAGCGGAGAGCCGGGAACATTTTCAATGACCCAGGGCAGTCCGGATCTTTCCAGCATGACCCGGGTTGGAGACACAAGGTCCGGATGAACTTTCTTGGGCTGGTGAATGTGCTTGCTGATTGAATACGCCTGGCAAGGCGGGCTCGCGTGGATCGCGTCGAACTCCATCCAGTGGTCCCGCACATATTCCAGCGCGTCGCACTGCACGAACTCGAACGGATACCGCTTCTGCGGCTCGATGTCGATGCCCACGATCTCGTCGAAACCGGCCCGATGGTAGCCCACCGCCGCACCGCCGGCCTTGCAGAATAAATCGAGCAAACGCATGATTTTCTCGGGGATTTCGAGGGGGGCTCAGTTTGAGCCCCCCTCCTTCGCCAACGTGACCCGCAACTCCCGCAACCGCTCCACCGCCGGGTCCTCGTACTCGTCACCGCCCGCCGCCGATAACTGCTCCTCCAACTCGGCCACCCTACTACGTGCCGCCGTCAAGTCCCCCTTCAACTTCGCCTCCGCAACCCGCAAACGCTCAAACTCGGCGTCGTGTTCCTTCGCCCCCTGCCGCCTTGCCGCCACCTTCCGCTCATAGCTATCCAGTATCGCCAGGAACTTCTCCGGCTTGCGACTGAACAGCTGCCGCCACCTACGGATACGCAACGGGTCCTTCGTCCCAGTCGGCTGCGGCGTCATGTGAGCCACGTGCATGTCCTGAAGTATCGATAAGAGACCTAACTTGCCGTCCGCAACGTCCTTGCGCACCTGCTCCACGTCCGACACAGGAGCGGCCCCCTGAACAGCCTCAGAATTAGCAACGGGGTATCCAGGATCTAGTATGGCTGTAGCCCTGTCTTTTCGTGCTGCCATGCCCACCATGCTACGATCTCCCCCTCCAACCTGCAATCACCCACCCAGACGACCAAAACCCCACAGAAGCCCTTTAAACGCGAAAGCGAGCCTCTTCCCTCCACCCAGCAGCGAAGCCGCTACCGACAGTGCGACGTAAACCTATACGGGGTATCGTAATACGCGGGACGCAGGCTCATCCACCACCCTACCTCGACCCCCGGTGGGTCTGGCTCAAACCCCTGGAAACGCAGCGTTTTCGTGGCAAATGGCGGCCTGGCAAGCCCCAGGAGCGGTCGGCCCTCGAACAGCGTGCAAACAGGCTGGAAATAGCTGGAAAACAAGGGGGAATTGACGTTTTTGGGATGTTGCGGGGAGAGGGGAAAGACACCGCATGGTGCACGTCTCCCGCTTCTCCCGCTGACTGGAGTAACCGCGATGCGTCGCACAGCTCATGGTTGGGGCGTGCTGTTCTCGAACGAGTGGTTCACGCTCTCGATAGCGGATGTGTTTCGTTATCGTTGGACGCGTTGGCACATCCATGTGGACAGGGATGAGGGATGTCGTTCCTTGCTCATCGTGTCGTTGCTTGGCTTGTGCTTGGAAGTATGGTGTTGAGTTTGTGGCCGCGACTTGACGCCAGTCCTTATTTGTCGCCCGTTTCATCCTTGTTTCGGAGGTGTTTGCGATGACTTTTACTGGTGCCTTAAAGCATGCCCGTTCTCTCGCGAATCGCGAGGGTGGCACGTGGTATGTGGTACGGATCTCGACCGGGTATGCGGTCGAACGTTGGCTGGCCTGGGGCGATGAGATGGCCTGTCGTGTCCAGGGGTGTCGTTGACTGATGCCGGAGCGCGGCTGATGTGGCCGCGTTTCGCCCTTGTTTCCATTCTATTTCGGAGGTGCTTGGCGATGACCTTGCATGACCAAATGGTTCACGCGGTCACAGGGTATGACCGCAAACAGGCCGGCAAGCGGAGTTACAACCGCTACGCGCTGGGACGATACCTGGAACGTGTCGCGGATATTGAGGCAGACGTTGGGAGAGGGGCCGATGTTCGCAAGGCGATTGTGGCAGCGTTCACTGGCAAGCTTCTCGACGCTGTACTACGTGGTATCGGGCAGCCGATCGCCACAAAGGATGAAGAGACGAATCGAACAGTGTGCTATCAGCCGGTGACGCCAGAATAAAGCGACCCCCACGACTACGCCGCTTGACCGCGGCGTTATTGTGGCGGCCGATGTCCGGTCGTCTAACCACGTGCTGCGGGGAAACCATGTCCAGACGAGACAAGCGCGAACAGCTCGCGCGACAAGCTACCACTGCGGAATTGATCCGCAGTCTGGAGTTGTACGACTCCGTTCTGCCGATCGAGCGGAACGTGATGGTGCGTGCTTCGCTGCAAACCCGGCGTGAGATCGTTCTTCAGGAACTCCGCAACCGGGGAGTGAGCTATGTTGGCTGAACGTTATCGGCCGGCGAGCTGGGATGATGTCGTCGGCCAGTCCAAAGCAGTGGCGATGCTGCAAGGCCGGATCAGGCGGGGATGCCTGGCTGGTGAGGCTTACTGGCTGTCCGGTCAGAGCGGAACCGGGAAGACAACGATAGCTCGTCTCATTGCCAAGGAAGTAGCGGACGATTTCAACATCGAGGAGGTGGACGCCGCGACATTGACGCCAACCGACGTAGTCAGGCTGAAGGCCGAAATGCAATCCTATGGGCTGGGATGCAAGAACGGTCGGGCCTATCTGGTCAACGAAGCGCATGGCTTGCGGAAGCAAGTGATAACGCCTCTGCTGGTCCTCCTGGAAGAGATCCCGCCTCACGTGGTGATCGCCTTCACCACGACCATTGAGGGGCAGGAGAAGCTATTCGAGGACTACGCGGATGCCGGCCCGTTTACGTCGAGGTGTATTCCGGTTCCCCTGGCACGGCGCGACCTGGCGAAGCCCTTTGCCGAACGAGCTAAAGCGATTGCCGAGAGGGAGGGGCTCGACGGTCAGCCGATTGAGAGGTATGTGCGGCTCGCGCAGACCCACCGGAATAATCTGCGGGCGATGCTCATGGCGATCGACGCCGGGGAAATGCAGTCTTGACGGCGGTTCTTTACTGGGGGGTTCATTTTGAGCCCCCCTACCCTAACTCTCATCTGAGGTACGCAATGAGTTACAACGGCTGGTCAAACTATGAGACGTGGTGCGTTCATTTGTGGATCAGTAACGATCAGGGTTCACACGAATCACTCGATGAACGGTGCCGAGAGGTCTATCGCGAGCGGTACGACGGTAAAGCCCACGGTTTGAAATCACGAGAGGAAGCGACTGAGGAAGCAAGTCGAGTCGTCGCCGACGAGCTGAAGGACCGATACGAAAGTGAACTCGACGAGATCCGAGGTATAAGTGGCACTATGTGGATGGATCTGATGACGTCTGCTCTGGGGGAAGTCGATTGGTACGAGATTGCGGAAGCCTACGTTGTGGAATGCTGGCGCCGTGATATCGAGCGAGAACTGACGGAAGTGGAAACCGTGGATACCGACGATTGACCCCCGGGACGCTCCATCGTGGCGGGTGGAGCATCCCGGCGGCCGGTTGTCGGTCGCTTACCTTCCAGGAGTAACCAATGGCAGACATGAATGTGGCCGGCGTCCGCGCCGGTGAAGAGTTCTGGTACACGCCGCTCGGCACGGTGTCGTTGCCGCGCCTTCACGCCGGGTGTCCCATCGTCCGCATCGGAAGCGATTACCGTTTTGTCGAGGAGGACGGATCACATATCTACAGCTCGGAGGTTCACAAGACCGAAGACGACGCGCGGGACTTCACGATTAGTTGGTGCAAGCGACGGATTGCAAAGTCGCAGGAGGAGATCGCGGAAGCGCAGATCGTGCTGGCGAAGATGATGGTGCTGGAAGAGACGCCGGTGCCGGTGGTGAACGAAGACGCGGTTACCGACGACATCCCAATCCCATTTTGAGGTGAACCAATGGCTTGCCCGACTTGTAACCACACGATGCAGGGAGTGGGCAACGCTGGCGGCGTTTCCGTCATGTGGTGCCCGCGTTGCGGGACCGTGAAGCACGAGAACTTCATCACAGTTCCAAAGCTGGTCGAACGGTGCCAACGATTTGAGAAACTAATCGACCCAGACTTTCCGCCCCTTTGGGCGATCGATTGGCATTATTTCGGGATCGGTGAATCCATTCACAAGCCGGAGGATCGACCCAATGGATGACGATATCGACTTCGACGACGAGGACTCGACCCCGCTCGCCGAACCGGAAACCTGCGACTTGTGCGGCGACGTGATCGCCGCGTTCACGTACTCGGACGGCGAGAAGTCGCTGTGCGAGGCGTGCTACCGATCCACCAGGCCAAACAGGGGGGCTCAAGTTGAGCCCCCCTCAAATCCCTCGGAGAAACCATGAAAGACGGCGAGGAATCGATACTGACCGATATTGACACGCGAATTACTGTCCCGGTTGTGAAACACGCGGATGTGTCGCCACTGTTCATCATCGCCCAGGCGGTGAGCCGCGGTATGAGCATGGCCGATATGAAGGACCTGGTGGCCATGGCGCGGCAGGAACGGCTCGACAAGGCGGCCCAGGCTTTCGCGGAAGCACTGACTGCGTTCCAGTCCGAATGTCCGCAGATCGAGAAGTGGAAGGAGGGCGGTCGCACCAAAGATCCTAACGCTAAGGCCGCGTACAAATACGCTCCGTTTGAAGAGATCGATCACGTTGCCCGACCTTTCATGGTGAAGCATCGCATCGTGACCACGTTCAACAGTAAGGCGACCGAGAAAGGAATCACGGTGACATGCCGCGTTCGAGTCGGTACGCACTTTGAGGAGACCGAGGCTTTCGTCCCCAGCATCACCGGCAACAGCCTAGTGAACGCCGCTCAAATCCAAGCCATGATGCTCAGCTACGGCAAGCGGTATGCCTTGTGTGCCGCCTTGAACATTGTCTGCAAGGACGAAGACACCGATGGCCTGGCCGGTGACTCGATCAACAAGGCCCAGGTCGATGAGATCATGGGCCTGGTCAAGCAGTGCTCGGACGCCGGTAAGCCGGTGGCGTTCCCGAAGTTCCTGGAATGGATGGGCGTCGAGAAGCTCGAAGACCTGCCGCAACGCGAACTGGCGAAGGCGTTGTCGGAACTCCGCAACAAGCTCAGGGCGGCGAAGGGAGGCGACAAGTGAAGTTCGTGAGGCTCAAGGTGTCGAAGCTGCGGGAAGACGAGGCCGACATCGTTCTTCTCGCGCTTGGTATGCTCGGACCCGCCGACAACCCCCTCACTGCGGCCGCTACCGGGTCGATCGCAAACAAACTCTTCGGTGAGGCTCATGTTGCCGAAGCGACCACGCGGATGATCGAGAGGATAGAAGAAAGGAGGAAGCACAAATGATCCACGAAACCGACGAGAAGCCGGTTAAGCTCGGCCCAACGAAGGCGTTTACGTGCATCCAGTATTCACCTGATTGGTGGCGTCTTCGTTGCGGCATACCAACCGCCAGCGCCGCCGACCGGATACTCACGCCGACCGGCAAGTTGTCGGCCCAGGCCAAGAAGTACGTTGCGGAGTTGATCGCTGATCGGTGTTGCCTAACCCCCAATTTCTTCACTGATCGCCCGCAGACTCGCGACATGGCGAACGGCCAGAACATGGAACCCGAGGCCAGGCGATGGTACGCGATGGAGCGACCCGAGTCTCGCATTCAACAAGTGGGTTTTTGCGTCACGGATGACGGCCGGTTCGGCTGTTCGCCGGACGCGTTGGTCGATGAGGATGGAGTGGTCGAACTGAAGTGTCCCAAGCTCTCGACGCAGGTCGAGTACCTGGAGGAGGGCATCCTTCCGCCGGACTACAAGCCGCAGTGTCACATGCACCTCATCGTCACGGGCAGAAGCTACGTTGACTTTTGCAGCTATGCACCGGGCTTGCCGGGGTTCATCGTGAAGGTGACGCCCGACGATTACACGGCCAAGCTCCGCGTGGCGTTGGAAGACTTTCACACCCTTTACCAGGCGACGATCAAGCGGATCGCGCCGCAACTACTGGAGAAGAACGATGGATGAGCTTAGAGAGATCAGAGCGTCGTATAAAACCGCTGGCCAAGAAGACGCCTTTCCGACCACCGGTAAACACATCGCAAGCGGAGAAACCGGTCTGACCAAGCGCGAATACTTCGCGTGCCAGATACTGGCAGGGATTTTGGCAAACAACAGCGCGGTCCCGATGATGACAAAGAGGGCGGATGCGGCGAGAGAAGCTGTCCTGCAAGCAGACGATCTGATCGCCGCTCTCAACGAAAAGTCTTGAACTACTGGAGGTTGGCAATGTCGGACAGAGAAAAGCATGTTATCGAGATAATCCACGATTCGCTGATCCAGCCGCCGAAGTACCTGATTGCCCGCAGCGAAATCGTTGCAGCTCTATATTTGCTTGCGGCGGACAAGCTCAAGGCAGCCGAGCAAATGGTTGCGAGAGCCACTAAAAACCCGGATCGCGATTGACACCGCTCCTCGCCGCGAATAGACTCTGAAAACCGTGCTGCAATTACCGTCGAACCACAACCCGTAAAGCCAGTCCTGCCGCCGCACATTTCTGCGCAGCACGTGGACTTCCGGCGGCAGGCTGGCCTCTTCTTGGAGGGCCAATGTCCAAACTTATTCCCATGCGGGACCGGCTGGTGCTGAAGGAGCTGCCGCGTGATATGACGCCGGGCGGTCTGCATATCGTGCAGAGCGAGAAGAAATCCACGAGAGAGGCCGTTGAAGAAGCCGCCCACGCGGCGATCCGCTGCGTTGTCGTGGCGCAGGGAGTCGGGATGCTTGTGGGCGAAACCGGCGAACAGTTTGAAATACCTTTCCCGACCAAAGTCTGGAAACGCGACCCGTCGATGCAATCGCCGTCGGGCAACATCGAGGTCATTCGCAACTGGGACCTCGTCGGCCGCACCGTCACCGTCTCCTACTACGCCGGGTTCGTGGACACACATCCGATCACCGGCGAAAAGCACATCATCGTAACCCCGCTCGACATCCTGGCCGTGGTGGAGGAATAACAATGGGTCGTCCCAAAAAGACCGTTGCCGACCAGCCGCAGATTCCCGGCACCGAGACACCTCGCAACGAAAGGGTGCACAAGGCCGCAGTTCGATATGCCGATCGCCGCGACGAGCGAATGGCGGCGAACAAGGAGGAGAAAGAGGCTGAGCGGACGCTTCTCGAAATCATGGATAAGGAGGGCGTCGAGAGCTACAAGTACAACGGCATCGAGGTCCACATCGACAGCCACCGCAAACCCAAGGTCAAGATCGAGGGCCGCACCTCACCGACGGAAGGAGAAGAGTGATGCCGAAGTATTCGCGAGACCGTTACCGCACTCGGCCGGTGTTCGAGGGCCTGATGCCGCCCCACAGCGAGGACGAGCTAAAGCGACTCGACAAATCCATCCAGTTGGAGGGCGTGCACAACCCGATCCTCATCTGGCGGGAAACCGGCGTCATCATCGAAGGGCACACGCGCTATCGCATCGCCAAGAAGTACCGCCAGAAGTTCCCGGTGAAGTTCCTGAACTTCGACACCGAGGAAGAGGCGGTGATGTACGCGATCGATCATGGCCTTGGTCGCCGCAACCTCGATTCGGCAAACGCGAAGATGCTGGTGGCCACCCTGTACGAGATGATGAAAAAGCCGGTTGGCACCAATCAGCACACGAGGGGGGATCAGGTTGAGCCCCCCTCAAAAACCTCAGAAAAAGTGGCGAAACTGACCAACATGTCGGAGGCCAGCGTCAAGCGTGCTGTCGAGTTCAAGAAGCAAGTGGACGCCGCCACAACGCCCGAAGAGAAGGAGAAGATTCTCTCCGGCGAGAAGAAGCGGGAAATCAGGACCCGCGAGAAGAAGCAAGGCGAGATCATCTTCGACATGGAGGACGTTCAGTCGCTTTGCGGCAAGGTCGAGCGAATGCTCGACAAGATGTGCCGGGCATACGGCCTGGTGGACCCGAAACAGGGCGCGGTCAAGGAGACGCCCGAGGTCAACGGCTTGCGGCGATCGTTCCGGGCGTGGAAGAAGGAGCTGGAAGCGGAACAGAAGCGGCTGGCGAAGAACTACACGGAAAGGAACGGCGCGTGACCCCCTGGCCGCACCAATTGAAGCTCCTGAACGGCATCCTCGACGCGGTCGGTCGCGGCGTGGGTCGCATCTGCGGCACATTGCCGACCGGCATGGGCAAGTCGTGGGTGATGGTCGAGCTTGCGCGCCGGTGGCTGGACATCGGCAAACAGGTGTGCGTGTACACCAACCGCCGGTTGTTGATCGATCAGCTCGCCACAGTCGTTAGCAAGAGCGATCTCGACTTCGCGGTGCGCGCCGCCGGTCATGAGGAGCGGTTGCAGGCACCGCTCCAGATTTGCTCGATCCAGACCGAACATGCTCGCTCGGTGCGAACGAGCAAGCGTGAACTGCACAAGGCCGACCTTGTGCTGGTGGACGAAGGGCACCTCTTCAACAACAAGCAGGCCGGCACGGTCTTCGGCAAGCACGCCGATCAGGGAGCGGTGGTGATCCTGTTTACCGCTACGCCGCTCGATCTCGACGACATGGTGCACGAACTCGTGATGGGCGGATTTAACTCCGATGGCCGCGAATGCGGGGCTCTTGTGCCAGCCTTGCACTATGCCCCGGATGAACCGGACCTGCGGTTCATCGGCAAGCAGTACATCGACGAAGACCTGACCGAGGAACAGAACCGCAAGGCGATCATGACGCACGGCATCTTTGGCCGCGTCTTCGACAACTGGAAGCGGCTCAATCCAGAGCAAAAGCCGACGATACTCTTCGCACCTGGCGTGGCTGAGAGCATCTACTTCGCGGAACAGTTTCACGCCGCGGGCGTACCGTCGGCCCATATCGACGGCGAGGAGGTGTGGGTGAATGGAGAGTTTAAGCGAAGCGATGCGGAGAGCAGAAGCACTCTCCTCGATTCCTCACGTAGCGGATCGAATAAGGTTCTGTGTAATCGATTTGTGCTCCGAGAAGGCATTGATGCTCCGTGGCTTGCTCACGGAATTATGGCTACAGTTTTTGGATCGCTGCAAAGCTATCTCCAGTCGGGAGGGCGTCTCCTTCGAGCTTCTCCTGGACTCGACAGCGTTGTCGTGCAAGACCACGGCGGCAATTGGCACCGACACGGAAGCCTCAACGAGAACCGAATCTGGGAACTCGGCGACACCGCTCGATGTGTCTCTGGCGCACGTACTGAGAGACTTAGATGCGCTCCTGGAGAGAGCGGCGATCGGTCCCCGCGAGAGCCTGTGCGTTGTCCGCAATGTTCTCTCATCCTTGCTTCGTGGAAGTGCCGCTGCGGGTTCACCATCGACTACCGTCGCAAATCCCGTCCAGTGATTCAACAAGACGGTACGTTGATCGAGATGCGCGGCGACATCTTCATCCCGCGCAAGACCTCGATGCGGAGCGACACCGAGAAGCTGTGGGCGAAGGCGTACTTCCAGGCGAAGAACTCGAAGAGCGGGCAAACGTTCGCCCAGGCACTCGGCTTCTTCTTTTACCAACACCACTACTACCCGCCGCTGACCCTGCACAGGATGCCGAAAGATCCCGGCGACCTGGTGAGGGCGGTTGCGGACGTACCAGCGGAGGAACTGCATTGAACTGGTCGCCACTCTTGGAAGCGTTTGTAGTTGGCCTTTTCATCGGCCACATCCTGACGAGACGACGAAAATGATCAAGCAAAGCTTCATCGAAGAACACCGCCACTGGTTCGGCGGCTACATGCTCGAAGCGGTGTACGCCGGCCGCCGCGACGAGATGCTCG